TCTCGGAATTGGCTCTTACGACTACTCCTGATAACCCTAGCAAATTTGCTGTGGATGACAAACAAGAATTGTCTATTGATCCGCGAATTGCTGGGCTTGGATCAACTGATCCATTGTCTATTGTAGATATAGCACGGAAAGAGAGTTACCTCACGAAGTTCACATGGGCGACTGATACAGCACCTGAAACAATGCTGTGGAATTGTCGCGTCTCACCAGCTCTTTGGGCGGAGCAGGGAACACCCACAGCGTATCATTTACCAGCATGCTGTGTGGCAGCCCTACCGTTCAGATACTGGACAGGAACCATGAAATTTCGTTTCCAAGTGGTAGCTTCGGCATTCCACAAGGGAAGACTCAAGATCGTTTATGATCCGCAATACATAGCGACAAACGAATACAATGTGAATTACCTTCGCGTTATCGACATCGCAGACACTACGGACTTTACGATCGAAATTGGTAATGGTCAAGAGATTTCTTTGATAGACCATGCCAATCCAGGTATTGATGCTGTTACCACTCTGTATAGCACGACGGCTTACGCTTCGACTGAACCTGGTAATGGAGTTATTGGTGTTCAGGTAGTGAATGAACTCACGACACCAAACTCTACTGCTAATAATGACGTTGAAGTGAATGTTTTCGTGTCAGCAGGTGATGACTTCGAAGTATTCGTACCTGAAGATATCTTTCAAACACTTGTTTTCAAGCCACAGTCAGGTCTTGAACAAGATACCGTTGTTGCAGACGGCATCAAGGATGATGAGATAGATAAACCAGAGGATCAAACCACAATGAAGTTGGGTCCTGACCTTACTAATCTGAGTGATCTGAACAAGGTGTATACTGGCGAATCAATCAAATCTTTCCGACAATTGTTGAAAAGGTATAATCTTCACACAACGCTTGGTGCGGCAGATACGTCCACGTCGCGATTTGACTTTGAACGACGTGCATTTCCATATCTGAGAGGAAACGTAACAGGAGCTATCAATACCACTGGAGCCCTAAACTCATACAACTACTGTAATACTTTGTTGTTGCATTGGGTGACGGGAGCTTTCCAGGGGTGGAGAGGCTCTATCCGCTACAAGTATCTGTATCGAGGTGAAATGGATACGGATGCGCCGAGCACAATTTATGTTAGTCGAACGTGGAACAATACCAACGCAAATAATGTGTCTGGTACGCTGGACAATTACACCAGTGTGTCGGACGCAGCTGCATCGAGCGTCTACAATGCCACGGCTGACTACAAAGTTCCTACGGGAGTTCAGGGAGCCTGTTATCGCACAGGCGCTGTCAACCCTAACCCCGAATTCGAAGTGCCCTTCTACTCTAATTGGCGATTTAGCCCTGGCAAATTCAATACTGCCGGAGAGTATTCTTCTTATCGTGGAACTTGGTGGGCTCAGGGAGATGAGACGTCTGTACTTGATGTTTTCGTCGCTACTGGAGAGGATTTCCAGGTCTACTTTTGGACCGGTATGCCTCCTCTTTATTTCGAACTAACCGCACCAGCATCTTAGCACCCTGCATTCGTTTGTAGGTTTCTGCTTTGTAGAGTAAACTATAAATCATGAC